CTCACCACGCTCTAATCCTTTTTCGTATTGGAACTTTTGTATCTTTCCGTATTCCTGTAATAACGGATTAACTTGACCCAACGCATCAGCCAAGTCCATCAACTTATTCCGACCTGCTCGTTGAACTTGCACGGCGTACTGACCGCCCCGTTGAATAGTCGGCTGAATGCCGGGGACTGCGTCTCCCAACCCTTGTACTTGTACTCGTTCTTTAGCCATAATTAGTAATTAGGATCAGATTTCCACCCGAATGGATTTTGTGCTGCTGTAGGTGTAGACGGGGTCATTCTGCTTCCTATATCAAGTCCTGTACGCATGCCGCTAAGACCTCCACTAAGTGCACCTAATCCAGCTGTAAGAAAGCTTGGCTTATTAATAGGTTGGTTAATACCGATCTGACGTTGTTGCGTAGCGAACCCAGCTTGCTCTAGACCCATAGCTGTAGATATACCACCAAGTTCTTGTTGTCGTAATAACGCACTACGATACCCAGCTTCTTGCCTCATATAGTCGTCCATCAATGCTTGTACAGATGCACCAGCTACTCCAGCTTCTCCAGCAGATACTCTAGCTCTAGCAAGTGCAGCTTGTGATTTACGACTTACTTGTTCAAGTTCCCGTCCGACTGCCTCTTGCTCTTGTGCTTGACGCATACGCATCGAGGTTTGTTCTTGTTGGAGGCGTTGACGTTCAGCAGCAGCTGCTTGGGCTTGGTACTTAGCTTGTGCTTTAGCTTGCTGACGCTGACCCGCATAAGATACTAAAGGTGACGCTATACCAGCAACTGTCGAAGCACTAACTAAAGCTAACGCTCCAGCCGACATACCTGCTGCTGCCTTTGCACCTACTATCGCCGCACCTATTGCTGGAACACACATAACAATTACTTCCTCTCTAATATAAATGACAGATAGCCTTCGTACTGACAATCGCTAAACTCTGCACCTAACCACTCCAACCATTTAATACTCAACTTGTTACTACGCATCACGTAGTTCGTCAGATAATCGTATCCGTCTAATAAGTCCATCATGCGTTCCGCTGAGTGTTTCAAAAAGAACTTCTTGATCCTTGGTAATCTTCTAGTACCCAATAACCAAGCACTACCGATATTAGTACCGTTGATAGAAGATACACCAAAGGAACAGTACAAGTTATTCATCTCATCCCGTACACTGTAGCACTTGCTGGATGTAGCGTAAGAGAACATAACAGCGTCTCGTGGGTGGTGCATAAGTCCGAGTATCTCTAACATATCTTCTTCCCGTAAGTCTTCGTACAGATCAACAGCATCCATATCAGGTTGTGCTTCATCTATCCTAAGCTCCATAACGTCTGCTCCTTGGTATCATCATCGATTCAAACTCTGCCGCTAATAGCTTAACTGGTAAAGCAGAATCGGTAACAACTTCTATCTTTGCTTCGTTAGGTTGACACTGTACGGGGAATCGGAAGTGACCGTCCTGTGGGGTAAAAGCATTAAGTGTTAAGTTAGCACCAACGATGTCAGGATTAAATGCGTATGTATATTTATCTCTGAACTTCGGAGTTACTTCTACAGTGAAGTGTCCAGTCTCTGCATAGTTCAAGCTACCGTTACGGATCGTTTGAAAAGCGTAATCAGATGCACTTCTTCCTCCCCGCTCTGTTGGTTGCTTAAGTGTTTGATCGGAGAACCTGTACAACATATTGTACGGGATACCCGCTACGAAATCGATAGATGTAAGATCACCACCAACTGTACCTGCTGTACTTGTTGTCTTAGTAAATGTTACTTTATTACCTGTTTTAGTGTAGATTACTACATCTGCTGGATCGTACTCAAAACCACTTATCGTTGTAGTCTTAGACGGTGCGTCGTAGCTAGTAGTCAATTCACTACCATCCACTTTGCTATCAAGATACAACGTATAATCCAACCCAGCATCTTTTATACCATCTTCAAGTGTAAGCTTCTCAAGGTGTAACCCATCGTCGTCCTTAGTAAACAGATGCAAGTTACTGTCGATAAAGTCAAACCCTCGTACCTCCCGACCAAAGGTGAACTTCATCCAAGCACTCTGTATCTTTTCTTTGTTCGACCAGAAGTACTTATACACAAACAATGTATTACGATCTCCGCTTGTACCAACAACAATAGTATTCTCTGCTTGTGAACCAGCTATCTTCTCTACTTGTTTTGTTATGTACTTAGGAATCTGTGAGGTTATCTCTTCGCTGTGGAATGTCTCTGTGTTGTTATCAACAAAGTATTCGTACATCCCTTCAAAGTCATTCCGCCTAAAAGTGAAGTATATATAATTACCTAGAGCTATTGGTTGTACACTGTCTGATATATCGTACTCAGTAACAGGAGATATAGCTACAGTCTTAGGACTTAATATATCTGCTCCACGTAATACAAACTGTGACTGCTTACTGAATAACATCAGCTTCTCTTGGAACGGCACAGCGTGTTGAAGAACTGCTACCTTTGTGTGGCTTAATCCGACGTCTATCGGTGCACTGTCTAGTAGCTGTTGTGTGGTAGTACGGAAGAAGTTAAAGTATTCATCTGCTTCACTAAAGATAACATTGCTATCTGTGAGGAATCCTAAACGGTTCTTAAAGAAGAAGACATCGTTGATGGTGCTGCCTACGAAGGATGGGAATGGGTTGGTGTTGTCGTCCCCTGCCTGTCTTGTCCTCCAGCCTATTTCGTTAGGAGCCACGACATCTTCGTCCTCTTGTGGAGTCTGTAGTTTAAAAGATGTTACTTCATTTCCTGTAAATACGGGAACAAGAGTGACAGGCATAGTGGTAGCATCTACTTTAGTTTGTATACCGCCTTGTATCGATGTACTACTTTCATCTTGCTCCCAGCCTATAGTCTCAACCCAAGTTCCTTTACCAAATTCACTTTTATTATCTGTAGTGAATTTTACATAATAATCATCTTGGTCTATATCCGCATCTCCTTTTACTTTAACAGTAAACTTATTAAAACAATGTTTAGGTAAGTCAGTAATACTTGCTATTTCTTTATATACAGCTTCTAAACCTTCATTACTCAAACCGTCTGTAGTTCTTACATCAAAATCATCACCCTTAGAGTACGTCGTGCCGTTTACCCAATTTGAAGCACCAGCGGAACTTGTAGTTTCTTCCCAAAATTCAGTCCAAGATTGTCCATTGCCCGGTTCATTATCAGCTGTAGCTATATGTTCCTCTCTTAGTAAATAGTTAGAACCGCCGTTTGATACGTTTATAGTTTTACGAAGTCTTATAACACTGCCTTGCCTTTCAACTATTAATGGCGGTACAATAGCTATCGTAGCCGAAGGTGTTCCGAAGGTAGGAGATGTAGGCGTGTTACCTGAAGCTAGTCTCCACGCCCCGTCTACATAAGCTTTCTGTACCAATTCAACTTGCAAAGCTTGTGTACCTGAAACATTTGAATCGTAGTTAGAACCGTTATGCGTAAATGTAAAACTTTGTATTACTCCGTTTTGGACATCACAGACACCTTTAGCGGATTTATTTACAACACCGCCAACTGTTTGCTTAATCGTAAATTCTACTTTTCTAGGGTAATCTAAAGCGGGCACTGGTACCATAGCGTACCCATGGAAAAAGCTTATAAATCTTCTAACTATCACCTGTAAATTGCCTTGCAACCAACCGCTACCTCCATTAGTAAAATTAACACTTGTTATACCAACCCTTGAGGTTGCGTAAGCTTGAGATATACACTCAGCTAAATCTTTAGCTATGTATTCAGTATCTGCATACTTACCTGCACCAGTGCCTGAGCTTGGTCCGCTTATATAAGTAGCCTCTTGATGAGTGTGATGTGTGTAGCTGTGTGGATTACTAGCAATGTTGCTAGATAAAGGTACGATAGTATCGTCAATGTATACACTGTAGCCTTTCTCGTAGTCTCCTAATTTAACTACTACTAAAGCTTCCTTATCAGGCACTCTGCTGTAAGCGTTAGCGTCTTTAGCTACCTCTTTTTTGTTATTAACAAGGAATGTATAGTCAGCTACCGTCAACGCTCGTAAGTCTGCTAACGGATTACTGATACCACTAAGATAACTAGTAGCTATAGAAGTTACAGATACCGATACATTGTTACCCGTCTCAAGATCAATAACACCTACTTGTCCAATCGATACGCTGTTACCTAACGATACCGTTACACAATACTTATTCGTTTCATCTCTCTTTACGAAGTGTGTGAATAAGTTAACACCGGGATCACTATCTCCGATTTTCTTTGTGTATGTAGTAGGTGGTCTCTTTACCAACCCCTCAACAACAGTAGCCCAAGCGTTTATTTGTTCGTCACACTGACCGGGATACCTGAGATTGTCAGGCTGTTGTGATACGCCCTGTGCGAGATTCGGTACACTGTTTACTAACAGAGGCATCTCTTATCTGTCTAATACTCTTAGTACGCTGTAGTGGTCAAAGATAGTTCTGTCTGCATTTTCAGAGTCGCTATCAATCGCCCGTGCTTTCGCTTCGATCTCATCCCGCAAAGCAAACCCTTCGATCTCCCTGCTTCCTAAGAATCGATTAGCAAAGATACGAGCAGCTTTAACTGTTATGTAGTGACGGAACTGCTCAGGCATATCTGTAAATGCTAACTCAAAAGTAATGGAGGCTTTAACCTCCTTAGTCCATACATCCGTGTGATTCTTTCTGTCGTATAACAAAAGTCCACGTTGTACTGGATCGCTGTCTGTATAAATTTCTGGGTCTAAGTCTACCCGAAGCGTATTGCTTGGTAAGTTAATCTTAGACGTGGAAGCATCAGGAGTAAGTGTATACTCGTGCTCCGTATTAAAGTGCCAACCCTCTGACTGTACGGCTCTACTGGTTTCGTCGAGGACTGCTTCTGCTTGAACGACTGATACAGGAACGGCTGTACCTCCGAGAGTATTAACCGGGGCTTCCCCGATAACACTGATCATTGTATTTACTGCATTTAGTTTAGTCGTCAGAGCCATGATAAGTATAGATAAAATAATCAGTGGAGGGGAGCGGAACGAATCACAGACCTCCCCAACACCGAGAGAAGAGCGTTACGCTACTAGTTCGATAGCACACTCAGGACGGAGAACTCCGTGACCCATAGCATACTTAGCGACAAACAACGTACCTTGACGCTCGATCTGATACTCCGATTCGGTAGCAAGATCAAGCAACTTAACGGTTCCAACTGCAGCAGAGTGGGAGATAATCCCGAAGCTGTTACGGAAGTCACCATTGTATCCAACACCGCTCACACCAAATACATCATTGGCAGAATCTCCGTCTCCGGAAGAAACAGCACTGAGGTCAGTTGATGGGATGTGGTTGGATTTGTAGATGCTGATACCAGCGATCTGAGGAACAGTACCTTGAGCGATGCTTCCTTGACCTCCGATGTCCGAGTTAACGGCAGACAGAAGGTTGAAGCTGTTGGAGCTGTCAGCACCAGTTACTAACTTGTAGTACTCTTGTGGGCGAAGAACGCAGAAACGACCGTCCGAAGGAACGTCATTCTCGTCGAGCTTTTGAGCAGCGGTGAAGAAAGCAGCAACTAAATCAGCACCAGTGAAAGAAGCTGGAGTACCAGCAACGCCGGGAGCTGAGAAGTCGTTGTTAGGGATGTCGAGCTGTCCACCTGCTTTTCCTACTTGAGACAAGTTAGCGGATTGACGAGCAGCTGCCATGAACACTTTAGCAAGAGCAGTATCGAAACGGACGGCAAGAGCTTTACCCAACTCGTTAGCGTAAACGCTGCGGATGTCGTAGTGGTTCTTTACGTCGTCGATGTTAGCCAAGAAAGTAGAAGCAATAAGCATCTTATCGATGTTAATGATCTTCTCAGTTTTCTTGATGTCGCTGAGGTAGCTGTTTCCACCGTCGGCAATGTTTTCACCGGGAGTGTGGTAAGCAGCAGAAGCGATACCAGTTACTGGGAACTGAGCTGATTTACCGTTCTCGATTGTTCTGATAGTGTGTAGTGCTTTGAAGACGTTAGACTCTTCGAAGGTTTGCAGAATTTCTCCGCTGAACTTCTTGAGAAACAACGCATCGTTATCGGATCCGCCTTCAATAAGACCTACACGACTGGGGGAAGTATTTCCGTTTGCCATAATATATGATCTCCTATGTTAATTAATTGTGAATATGTGTTTGATTACCAGTGACTTTCACACCTTTCGTCTTCACAGGATTGTCCGCCGCAGCGGGTCGAGGGACTAGTTGTTGCTAGTTGTCGATTAAATTTATCTATTAGTAAAGAGGAAAAGTTCTTGACTGTCAACCTTGAGCTATCTTAACTTACGACTATCTATGAAGATGCCTCTTGATGATTTTATATATCAAAACGGTGCTCACAAAGGAAGGGTAAACCAAAAGCTAGTCCAAACAGGGAATCCGAGGGGTACTTACAAAAGAGGGGACAAGCATCCATTTGTTAGTGGTGTAGTTTATTTACATATTGATAATGATAGGGAATACTGGGCTACCGAAGAAGGTTTGGAAATTAGAAGAAATAAAAGTAAAAGATGGACGCAAAGCAATAAAGACCGAAAAGCCGTTTACAACAAAAAGTGGAAGAAGAATAACAAGGAACAAGAGGCAGCTTATAAAAAGGAGTGGGCTAAAAATAACAAATGTAACAGGGCAGCTAACGAGGCTAAACGACGAGCTGCAAAAGCTAAAGCTGTAGACGAACTTACACAAGACCAGTTAGGTGAAATAAAACAGATATACACACACGCCGCTAGAGTTTCTAAAAAGTTACAAATACCTTTTGAAGTGGATCACATAGTGCCGTTATCAAAAGGCGGACTACATCACCCATTGAATTTACAAGTCGCACCCGCTAGATGGAATCGTCGTAAATTTAATAACAACACCGACATTTGGTCTGGTCTATAAAGTTAGTTATCTTTTAGGGGATGGTCCGAAGTAAAACCCCAAGATTCCACATAGAGCTGTGTGCCCCATATAGGCCAAGTGTCCAGAAGAAATGTAGATCGGGTCTTGACTGGCTGGGTAACTAAGGAGGCCGAAGAACCATTCCGTTCTGCCCTCTCCACTTGCGTTTGTGATTGATAAAAATTCTGCTTGAGGGAAGACGGTGCAGAGCAAGACGCACAAGCAAAGAGTACCAACCCCCATAAAAGCAATGATACGACGACTAAAGGAGGTAAACTCTGGAGTACCTTGTTTAGCCAAACTATCTTGGAGTCTAATAAAATTGTCATTCGCCCTACTCTCTCTCGCAAGCTCAAGCTCGTGTTTTTGCCTGCGACTTTCAAATAACATCCCAAAGCCGCCTTTAAGCACCGCACCAAAAGCAGTGCTACCGCCGCCCGTAATAAGCATAAGAAGTAACTCACCCATCTTTTCATTGTCCTTTCGTCAAATAATCATTCATTTTGATACGCAATCTGTTTTGTTAATCATGATTATCCATTTTGATACGCAATCTGTCTAATTCTTTTTCAAGATACCGCAACCGCTCAAACTGTTGATAGTCAGATGTTATAGGTTGGTCTTGCATTTCTAACAGATGATCGAGGTCTGCTTTAGATTGTTCTGCAAACTTCTCGATATGCATCATCCGTGCTGACAAGTCTCCTAATAACGTACCCTCATGCTGTACACGGTCTAAGCTACTATCCAGTACCATCAACTTATTCCACACTACAGAGTATCCCCAAACACAAGTTCCGACTATAGCTATCACTTTAGCCATGAACGCAAGGTTTGCTTTTACCTGTACGTTTTCTCCTATCTCTGTTGCCATGTTCTTAAACATAACGAAAAACCCCTAGTGTCAGCAAACTAATAAACCAACACTAGGGGCACTATACCTTATGAATGAATAAACAACTTATAGAGTATTAATCGAAGCTGTCTAAAGCAAGTTAATACGATGAAGAGTTTGCGATTCATATATTGCTCACAGAAAGTCTTCTGTCAATCTCTTCGTGATACGCTTTATCCCCACTTTTATATCGTGGATCAGATTGAGCACGAGCTAATTCTTGCATACTTTTAAATGGCATGGTTGATGTACCAGATACTGCACCTTGTGTAAGCTTAGGCTTTGCACCCACTTCGTTTTGATAACGTGCGTACAATCCTTGAACTGCTAACTTAGCTTGCGAAATTGAACCGCCGGTGACGACCTCATCAAAAGCGTCGATTTCTTCTTGTGGTAAATTCTCGTTCGCCCACTCAGCCATCGCATCGTAGTTGCCTTGAGCCACGCTTTTGATTTGTCCTTCTTCAGATGCTAACAATGCTTGCTGACCAGCTGCGTAGCTGTCAACTAAATCTCTAGGTAATCCGGCTTTCTCTAATACGTTATAAGTTTCCTCACTAAGTTGACCGTCGTTTTCAAAAAACTCTTTACTTGCTTCCGCAACCGCTTTGTACGCTTCACTAGTGTTCTCTTCAGTTTGTTCCGTTTCGTCCTCAGCTTCCGTTTCACTTTGTTCAACTTCCTGTTCATCTTCTTTAGGAGCTTGTCCAAGTTTCTTTTCCAACTCGGCGTATGCTTTCGCCATGTCCGCCGGGTCTTTGAACTTTTCGGGGAGCCATTCCGGGCGGTCGCTTTGGTCTTGCGGTAGTTCCGCTTCGGTTTGTTGTTGCTCGACGGGTTTCTCTTCGGGTTCGATCTCATTCGGTGCTTTCTCGTTAATCTCTACTCGGTGTAATTCAGCCATTTGTTATTCCTCTTGCGGTGGTTGTTGTTGTGCCATGTACTGCTCCTGTGCGGCGTTGATGGCGGGTGCGACTGCGGGTGCTCCGAGCTTCTGTGCCATCTCCATCATCTGTTGCTGTTGCATAGCTTGTTGAATTTCTTCTTCCGTCTTAATCAATCCTTCCGTCTCGATACCCAAAGCTGTAGCACGACGCTTGAAGTAATCACTGACGTTTAAGTATTGAGTGACGGCTTGTGGTCCTACTACTTGGTTCGCTCCAGCTAGGAACATATCTAATCTATTCAGATCATTACCACGACCAAGAGCTTCCACTCCTGTAACAATAGTAGGTTTAACGATGTCCTTTGGTATCTTAGGTAATCTCTTACTCTTAGACATCTTATCCATTAAACGACTGACGATGGGTAGCTGTAGCTCCTGAGATAACAAAGAGTATAGACCACCTAATGCAGCTTCTAACTCTTGACTGAGCATTCTTATCTCCTCAGCTGTTACTCGTTCTGCATCTCTAACTACTCCAGATGTCAGTAAAAATGCTTGGCTCAATCGGTCTGTTATACCAGCCATAGTAGCTTGAGCAGTACGGAAGTCATTGAACTTATTAAGTTGTAACACCGATACATCTGCTTCACTGCCTTGTACGATTGCACCGTTGGGTGCTTCTGCTAAAGTTCTTGATCTTGTTGTACCGTTCGGGTTGACCATGAACAATACCTTTGCAGCTGCTGCACTACCTTCGACAATCGCTTTTGTAAGTGCTTCCAACGACTTGAGGTCACCGAGGTACTCCTCAACAAATCCTCTGCCGTAGTCCTCTCCATCAATCTGGGTGTAACGTAATGGGAGCCACGGGGACTTTTCAATCGGATACTTACCCACACTTTCTTCGATGAGCATACCCTTGACGTCTTGGTAAACATTGAAGTGGTCATCTTCTCTAACTACTGCTGTGTATAAATCACAACTGTTCTCTTTCTCTTGGCGATATACTTCCTCTCTTACGGATTCAGGAAGCATCATAGGAGCTACTGTTTCTTTAATAGCTATGTGTGTAACGTTACCCATTGGGTCCCTCTTCACGACATAACGATCCAGCTTGAACACTCTCATACCACCCTCATCAGGGAGATATAACAAAGAGTTACCAGTAACCAATAAGTTTTTAAGTGCTTGGAAGATACCGTTCCTGAAGTTCTGTACTTCTACTTCTTGTGATACGCTACGCTCTACATCAGCTAATGCTTTCTCTAAGTCAGTACGTAGTTGTTCTGCTCCTTCTACACCGAGGTCTTCCTTTGCTTTGTCTAACTCATAGCGATCTATAACAAGACGAAAGAAGGGAGCGTTAGGTGGAAGCAGTGCAAGCAATAGCTTACTACTAAGATTTAATACTCCTCTAGCTCCGATACCTTGGTACGGTGTGTAGTACTTAGTAGCGTAGTTGTGACCGTCTGGTGGTAAGACATAAGGAAGTGTAAGCTCAGAAGATGTACGACCTCTGTCTAAGAATGACCACCGCTGGTTCTCCAACGAATGATATAGCCCTTGGGCTGTTTCGTGCATACCGTTTAGATTTCGTCTTCGCTCGTCCACTCAGGACCACTCAAGATGCTTAGTATCTCTTCGTGTGTGTACTCCGTCTTACCGAGCAGAAAGAATGGTTGTGTGCCTTCGTACTTAACGAATGTCTTCGTGCCGTCCACAGAGTATCTAAGTGTGTCGGCAGAGGTTTCAGCTACTTGGTCGAAGTCTACTGAGCTAACTTCCGATGCGTCTATTATTACATATGTTCTCATAGCTATTAAACAGGACTGTTAGCGGTGCTGTAGGTAGCTCCATTAACTTGACTCATGTCGTGTGTGCCGGGATTAATTATGTTCTTGATCGTTCCAATAGTATCACCATTGTCCACAGGACCTCCTAATGAATCAGTATCACTAGAATTATCACCACAGCGATAGAACGATAAAGGAGCTGTACCTGAATAATCGTTTTCTATATCGTAAGCTACCCCTGAGTTATATATTTCAGTCCTTTCAGAAGTAGATAAACCGTAATTAAAAACAGCTATTTCGTCTAACTGACCGCCAATGTAATCACTAAAGTTCTTACCCCATTCCTGACCATTTAAACTAAAGGATTGAGTAGCAGTATGTGATCCATACTCTACATTATCTACATAACCCTTCAAACTAGTTCCGGTTCTTATTACCGCAATGTGATGCCAGCTATTTAAGAGTGATGTATTAGTACCTCCGGGATTATAAGTGATTACTGAGTATTCAGTGTTGTTCATTCTTATATTAATAACGTGATCTGCCGATTGAAATTTAACTCTGTTGTCTAGTCCTTGCGTAACCAAACCACCGTATGTAGCCCTAGAAGTAATACGCATCCAAAAAATAATACTAAATTCACCCGTGCCAAAATCAAAATCAGTAGAAGATGGAACAGTCAAGTAATCATTCGTGCCATCTAGGGCTGCTGTAAAATCATTATTAAAACCGGGAGTTACAGTT